CGTTCTGCATGCCCGCATACTCGCAGAGGAATCATGAACCTCTAAACTAATAATGAAACCTATCTTCTTTAGCATCTTCTCCATGAAAGAACCCTGTTCCAGGGTAATTAGAACATCTACGCGAATCGTGGATATGCATCTTCCATAACGTCTCTAAAGTCGGGAATCCTTGAAACATAGTCTCTTTTGCAACTCCAATTTTCCTACAGCTTTTAGTCATATCAAACTGTGTTGTCTCTTGATTAGCGTACTCATCTATTACATCTTCTATCGATTTATAACCACTCCTCACAAGCAAATAATTATATAATTTCGATTGAAAATTATATAACGCCAAATTTGTGCCAAAACCATCGTATGCCGAACTTATAACTGCTAATATATAATCTGCTTTAGTATACCTGTCCCTTGATCCGTACCCTAACTTATGCATACAAGCTGTCATCAACCTATATGGTACTACCGGTGCACAATACGATGGCATAAAATCTGGTCTCAAAATGGAATATTTTTGGCAAAAAGATGTCCCTGCATATGCCAATCCTCCCTCATTATCAGGAATACTAAGCCAGCTTAATCCTTCACGTAAACTCAGAGGTTTCACTATTAATCCAAAATACTTTTTAGAATACTCCCCAAAACCCCTCTCTCCAATAAACGTTGCTATCAACTTCCTCCTACCTAAGATATGATCATCCCCATATACTGGAAACTTTATCCTATTGTTTCTTAATTCCTCCAGTATAATTTCTGATTTCTCAGGACTCCTATACACTATATACCATACATATGAAAAAGCCATAAGAGCAACATACCAACTATCTGCAATCGAGGTCTCTTTTGCTCCTGATGGCATCTTACCAATTAACAAAACCCATATTGTGGAAAATAAATGTAACTCCTTGACGCTTAAATTTCTTGTAGCTTCCAACAACATCGCTAAATATAAATCATAATCACCTTCACCTTTCTTAATATAAAATAGTGACGCCATAGAAAATAGCTCTATTATTGGTCTCAACATGTGATAGTCTAAACCTGATATATCACCTTCATCATACACCATCTGAGGGTCATCATAATTATTTTCTTTTGCAAACTCATATGCTCCACCATACCACCATATCTGACCAATCTTTATGACATTACCCCTTTCACACTTCCTGTGATTATGCACATGATCAGCATGTATAAACCCCATCATACTCTGAATATAAAACATACGCACTTTATCTTCTGCATCCTTTCTCTCTTGTGGATCCAAACTCTCACAATGCATAACATCTAACTTTGG